AAAGATAGCGCCTTTAGTAGCGGCCAAACCATAAGCAGCGTTAGCCGATAGGGCGTTAATCAAATCGCCGGTAGCGGGAAACACGTTCATCGAGTTTGTAGCTGCCTTGTTGAATACGGTAACCTGCGCACCTGCAACAGCAGTTGGCAGCTTAACGCTATCAGCAGCAGAAGCTACAGTAGTGACCCGGTTAAACGATGCAGTCAAAGCAACCGCATTGGTTTGACCACCGCCTGCATAGGCAGTGATCGCATTGGTGCACGAGGACATTGCGGCAATCGTGCCGGGAATATCGCTCGAATCAACAAAAATTTTAGGAACAGCAGACATTGATCACGACCTTTCGATTAGCGGGGTTTTGCAGCAACAGAACCAGTAAACGGAGCCATGTGGCCGTTACCAGTGTTGACATTGAACGAGTTATCACCAGCGCGTCCACCGGACGAAACTTGGCCGGCAACTGCGGGTGCAGCGCCACGCTGTTTACCCATAACGCCGGTACCGCCGCCTTTAGGGGCATTGTTGCCCGGCTTTGGGGCTTTAACTTGCATGGAAACGCCAGCTTCAGAAGGCTCTGAGCTCATCTGGCTAAACATTTTCGTCGAACCACCCTTGGCAAAAGTGTTGTCCTTAACGGATTTCACTTTGCTCTTGGGCGCGGAATTAGGATTCATCGCCATTTTTGACCTCACTTTTGCTTGCTAGAGATGACTTTCCCACCGCCGGCAAGCGTCGGTAAGTAGGAAGTGGGTTTTGCTGGCGCCCCAAGTTTCATATCCTTAGGTGTAGCATAATTTTTGGGTTTTGGGATGTACCCAATACGAGGTTTTTTTAACCCCAAATTCATGCCCGGACCACGCATTTGCCGAACAGCAGGAGTACTACCCGTGCGCGGAGTTTTTGCCATGTTTTTCATCACTGACCTCCTGAGATATTGGTGCGCGGACCCATATCACCGGATGCACCAGTTCCATTCTGCCCGCCTTGTGCAGCAGCAGCATTATTACCCATACCACCATGGCCGGGTATTCCCTGCATAGCAGCGGCCGCAGCCGATGCCTTTTGCATTGCATCAAGCTGCTCTTCAGACGGAACAATATCCGCGCCGGGCATACCGATTGTAGATGCAACATTACGCAAAATTGCCGCGCGACCTTTAGGCCCGACAATTTGCGAGTCGATCGGGTTGGCAGTAATCTGTAGAAACTCAAGCTGACGAGCCCGCAGAGTTTCTTTCTGAACTGCAACCGAAACACCGAGTACGCGAACCTTCTCCTCACCGGTCAAAAGACCGGAAGTATCGGTTAACATAATCATATCGAACAGAGAGCCTAGGAGGGGCTCTAGAACGTCGCGGTCAATGTTAGCTGCAACGGTCTGCAAAATCTTAGAGGCGTTGCCCATAAGCATAGCCAAGCCCGATGCAGTACGTCCTGCACCGCCGCTAGCACCGCCGCCAGAGAGGTACTTGGGAATAGCGGATAGATCATCAGCCATATTCACAAATTGCTGATAGACCCCTAGGAGCTCCTGTGCATTGGACTGTGGCTGAAAGAAGTCGATCGGCTTCTGTGAGTTGTTACCCATTGGGTCAGTCTGAACGTGCCAGCGTTTCCATGGATACAGTTCTTCGCCATCTTCATCAGAAGTTAGGCGGTCATCGTTGACCACAACTTGCGGACCAGAAGCAATTGATAGGTTGTTGATCAATGCACGTAACGTGGCATTACCAGCTTCTTGGATATCGTTCAAAATATCGGGCAAGCCGTTACCCACCGGAGTACCGGGAACTTTTTCAAAGCTTGTGATGTAGTAAGGATGGCGCTTACGTGGCGATGGTGCCATCTGAACTTTGATAATAAACCGGCCGATGATCCAAGCTTGAACAAAATAATCCCGGAGTGGGTCCGGGATTTGTTCAGCAGTCATACCGGCTTCAAGCAACAAACGTCCCTGCACGTTACCTGTAAACTCAAGGCAATTGATCATTCCAGAAAGGTTGATTGTCGGGTTTTCACGGGACTCTTGAACAGCGCGCTCAGCGTCTGTGATGTCAATCTCGTCGTTTAGACCGCCCCGGCCGTACAAATCTAGAACTTCACGAATTGCCTCGGTGTTATACCCCGGCAAATCAAGCAAGTCGTTTAGGTCGGCACGGGTAACACGAGTACGTTCGATAACGGCCGCATCTTCAATATCCGAAACGCCCGGAGTCCACCAAAGATCAAACGGAGATACCCGTGACCAAGTTAGCTTGGGCATTTGTTTGATTGAAGCGGTGTTATTTTCCCAAGTAACTACGGGCAGAATGCGAACAACTGGCCCTTTCATTGCTGCAAATGGAAACAATGGTAGGTCAGTGATGAACTCAGACAATGCTTTATAGAATCCGCCATCTTTCAGGATTCCATCAAGCTTATCTTCTGCAATATGGGCTTGTGCTGCGCCCTTTTTCTTTGCGGCCTGCCGTGCTGCCTCTACAAGCTGCATAGTCCGATCGCGAATTGTATCAATATCGGCCGGTTGCCCCTGTGCCGACATACTTTGGATCTCACCTTGAACCAGTTCGTTCACTGATTTCATGATTTCTTGAGGAATCTTAGGGTCATCCGGTGCATCAAGACCCCATGGGCGGTCTGGAGATAGGTAAACATCCCGCAAAAGCGACGATGCACCCCGGCATTTCATTGCTACGATACGGGCGTAAACCTCAGAACCCCCGAATTTCCGGATTTCGTTGAGCTTGTTAGCATCATACCGGCCGTTAAACACCCGCATTGCTGTCAAAAGCCGGTCTGACCAACCTGCAAGGGCGTTATTCCGGTGGCGTTTATAGATATCAAACTGCCCACGGATATAACTGGCAAGAGATGTCAGCTCTGTATTTCCTGCGGATGCGGCATCCTGCGCTGAGGCCATCTCCTCATCACGCGCCTTTACAGCCGCGTCGAGTTGCCCCGGACCGACTACACGTAAAACGCCGCCTAGTGCCTCTGATGCCATTATTTTGTCCTGACGCTCGACTATACCGCCATAAATACAGTATAAGCGGGGGGTAATGCAACAATTCCTAGCAGTTGGAGGATACTATGACTAGCCTCGTTGTGCAATCGCCTAGTTTTGATGAGCTAACTATTCTAAAATTGGCTCGTGAGATTGCCATGGATCTCCGCGACATTGGGGATATTCTAGGATCTTTAGCTGTTAGTTCGGAAGACTGGGAAACTATTCAGACTCTTCCTATCTTCCAAGACCGCTTACGCAGCGCTGTAGAAGAGTGGCAGTCGGGGATGAACACATCCGAGCGTATTCGGATGAAGTCGCTATCGTTCATCGAAGAAGTGCTTCCGGAACTATATGCCCGGGCCCATGACGCCAAGGAAGGGCTGGCTGCAAAAATGGAAGTTGTAAAAACTGTCTCAAAATTTGCGGGAATTGGTGGTAATGTGGAAGGCGCTGGGAATAGCGAACGGATGGTCGTTACGATCAATCTTGGTGCTGACCACCAGCTAAAGGTTGAGAAAAATGTTACCTCGCAGGTAATCGAGGGGCAAGCTCTGTAAGGAGATGCACTATGTCGGATCTAGTTGATAAAGAACGCAAACGAGCAAACTACCAAAAAAATAGAGAACGATTTTTAGCCTATCAGCGTGAATACTCAAAACGAAACCGAGAAAAATTAGCTACGACTCGGAAAGAAAAGCATAAGGCGATTACAGAAGAAAAGCGTGCTGAGATTCGAGCTAGGAAACGCATGAACGATCTCATGCGAAGGTATGGCCTAACAGTCGAAGACTATGACCGTATGTTAGACGAGCAAGGGGGCACATGCGCCCTATGCAGCAGACTCCCAGAAAAAGAACGATATGGCCGACTGAGCGTTGACCACTGCCACGACACCGGAAAAGTACGCGGTCTCCTGTGCAACTCATGCAACTATGCAATAGGTATCCTTGGTGATACTGCTGACCATGTTGGGCGTGCAGTTACCTACTTGGAGAAATCTAGAAATGACAAACATCTCATATACAGCGCCGGCGACCTGCGCATCATTTATGAAGAGTGAAAGCTTCGGCCGGCTCATCGCTGGCCCTGTTGGCTCCGGTAAAACGACAGCCTGCCTCTTTGAACTTTTCCGCCGTGCATTGGAACAAGAGCCCGCACCGGACGGGCTTCGCTATACTCGGTTCGCCCTCGTCCGCTCCACGCTAAAGCAGCTCAAGGACACCGTGCTCAAAGACGTTACGAGTTGGCTTCGCGGTGTAGCAACTTTCAAAGTATCTGAGAACACGATCTACATCGAACTTGGTGATGTGCGCTCTGAGTGGATCCTCATCCCACTGGACAACCCGGAAGACCAAGCTCGCCTATTGTCGATGCAGCTCACCGGTGCATGGATGTCAGAAGCCATCGAGATGGACGTTGCCTTGATCTCTCCTCTGGCCGGCCGCTGTGGCCGTTACCCCGGCGCAACGCTGGGCGGTTGCACATGGATGGGTATCATCGCTGATACCAACATGCCCTCTGAGGGATCTACGTGGCATAAGTTTATGGATATCACCACGCCACCAGACTGGCAGATCTTTATTCAGCCGGGCGGGATGTCGGACGATGCTGAAAACCTCGAGTGGCTGACGCAGACCCCTGACACTCTCAAGCTGCCGGTAGACGATGAAGTTCGTCGCGGTCAGGGCCGGAAGTATTACGAGCGCTTTATCCGCTCCAACTCTAGCGACTGGTGCAAGCGTTATGTGCACGCTCAGTATGGCGATGACCCCTCGGGCTCCGCTGTGTTCCGTGAATCGTTCAAACGGAACTGGCACGTTGTTGACGAGGTTGAGCCTATACCATCATATCCCCTTATCGTGGGTATCGACTTTGGCCGTGACCCCTGTGCTGTGATCTGTCAGGCAGACCATCGCGGGCGCCTACTGGTCCTTGAAGAAATCATCGCAGAAGACATCGGTCTCGAACTTCAGCTCCAGCGTGCCATCAGGCCGACACTAATGAAGGACCGGTACATCGGCAAGTCGGTGTACATCGTGGGTGATCCGGCCGGCAAGCAGAGGTCTACTCTGTATGAAGAAACATCATTTGATCTTATCAAGAAGAACGGCTTGCACGCTTTCCCCGCGCCTACCAATGACATCTCAAAACGGATTAATGCTATCGAGAGCTGGTTGCTTGGAAGTCGTGATGGTGGGCCCGCCATGCTGATCGACGAGCGGCATTGCCCCACGCTGATTCGTGGCCTATCTGGTGGATACCGTTTTGGCAAAACCCGCAATGGTTCCCGCAAAGCTCTGCCCGACAAAAATGAGTACAGTCATATCTTGGATGCTCTTCAGTATGCCTGCCTAGCATCACATGGTGGCATGTCTGAGATGATTGCCAATCGCTTGATGAAACCACGTCGGCAGCGGACCAGCGGTGTTACATCGGCAGCATGGACTTAGTGCATTTGGTGCGCCTCTAGATCGTAGTGATCCATGATCTGAAGCCGGAGATCCGTCATAATCGCCAAGTCGCGGCGGATCTCCCAACGACCTTCTTTGTCAGTTTCTGGTACTTGGTAAAAAAGCTTTTCATGCTTTTCGATTACCATGTCCAACATATCCACATAGTCCTCAGGTGTAATATCCATTGGGTCATCCTTTTGTTGGGGTGATTTTACATGGGATTTTGATTTTTTCCAAGAGTTAATATTTGGTTATGTAATGGTTACATTTGTTATTTTGGTCCTAGGTATTTGTAAGGTACCTAACAAAGGGCCCCCCCTCCCCCTCCCCCCCTGTCCACTTGGGGGAGGGGGTTACCCCCCTAGGTAACAAGCCGAAAGCCCCCCCCGATACTAGGGTGTGACTAGTGATTGATTAATAAGTAAGGGATGACGCACCCCCCCCGATACTAGGGTGTGACCCGCCGAGTAACTACCCAAGACAGCGGGACTAGCCTAAGCACGTTACGGACAGGTGCGCCTGCTGTCCATGCTCTTTGACATTGTTAGGTTCTGGTATCGCACTAGGGGGCAACCCCGATAATGTGGCCCCGCAAGGGGCGATGCCGAAATATATCATCATGGGACTGTGGCACTTCTTTGTGCCTTAACCCCCCTGCGCTTGGATAGGCGTGAAAAATTGTGATGATATATACAAGGGTGCCGATACCGAGACGGAATTGCTTGATACAATCATGGCCAGCCATGCCAGCCTAGTGCTGCGACGTATCAAGCCGTTCCCCCTTGCACCATGTCATGGTGTAACGGCGAACGGCTTAACCTCAGGAGGTAACAATGCCTAATCGTAATATGCAGGCCAAGTTTATGAAGGCCAAACTGCAAGCCGGCTCTTATGCCCGTGACATTGCAGACCGCGCCACCTACCGCGATACAACGGGTGTCGCCACAGTCACGCTGGCCGATATCGTGGCCGCATACAAAGGCCCGATCACAAAGGTGAAGGCCGGTGTTCGCGCCATCGCCGCTGAGCGTCATGTTCGCTTCACTGTCGTCACCCGCTAACCCCGAAAGGCAACATCATGCAACAAACTAACCGTATCGACACTAAGCGTTTTTGCCTTCGCTCTTTCGGGCATGGCGCGGCGTTTTGCTTCACCTTCCTTCCGCGCAAAGTTGAGGTGTTTTTGCAGGGCGATGACGCCGCCACCTTCGCGCAAGAATGGCAAGACTTGATGGACGCCAAGCCGCACTGGGATAATGACGGCGTGCTTGGTGAGCTTTGGCTGGCCTACAGTGAAGTCGCCAGCGACTGCGCCGCCTAACCTTCACGGGTAACATCGCCAAGGGGGCGGCTGCCCGTCCCCTTTCCCTCTCTCTATCTATATCTATTAATCTTTAATCTTTAATCTACAAACAGGGTATGCCAGAGTAAAATCCCCGACGGACCCGTGACATGATGCGCCCGTTTCATCATCGCATCTTTTTGTCGAAAACCGCCGAAAAAAGTTTGAAGATTAAAGATTAA